ACCGGATGGCCGCCCTTTTTTGGTGTCCTACACTTTATCCCAGGCCCAAGCCCAAAGCAACCACAACCTTTACTTTTCTATGGGACCACTATAATTATTCCAACCTATCAAATCGCTCCAGTACAGTCTATATAATTATGCCTTGGTGAGTCAGCGTGGTCCCTATAAATGAAAGCAGTCTAAACCCATACCTCTTTAATTCGAAATGGTTAAGAGGGATGCCCCATGGCGTTTAATGGCGGGGACCTCCAAGGTTTCCCGCTCTGCTAATTATTCGCCTCGTGGAGGTATGGGCCCTAAATTCAATAAGGCCGCTGCATGGGTTAATAGGCCCATGTACAGGAAGCCCAGAATTTATCGCACGTTACGAGGTCCTGACATCCCCAAAGGATGTGAAGGACCATGCAAGGTTCAATCATTTGAGCAGCGGCATGATATCTCTCATATTGGTAAGGTTATGTGTATTTCTGACGTGACGCGTGGCAATGGTATTACTCACCGCGTCGGCAAGCGTTTTTGTGTTAAGTCTGTATATATTTTAGGCAAGATATGGATGGACGAAAACATCAAGCTGAAGAATCACACAAACAGTGTGATGTTTTGGCTAGTTCGAGATCGGAGACCCTATGGCACTCCTATGGATTTCGGCCAAGTATTCAACATGTTTGACAACGAGCCTAGCACTGCAACCGTTAAGAACGATCTACGAGATCGTTATCAAGTTTTGCACAGGTTTTACGCGAAAGTCACTGGTGGTCAGTATGCTAGCAACGAACAAGCCTTGGTGAGGCGTTTTTGGAAGGTCAACAATTATGTTGTCTACAATCACCAGGAAGCAGCAAAATACGAGAATCATACGGAGAACGCTTTATTATTGTATATGGCATGTACTCATGCATCTAACCCTGTGTACGCGACATTGAAAATTCGGATCTATTTTTATGATTCGATAACAAATTAATAAACGTTGAATTTTATTATATGATTCTCGATTACATAATTTACATATGAACGGTCTGTCGCCCATGATACAGCACGTATGACGTTATTGAGACCGATAACCCCTAATCTATCTAAATACAACATAACTAAATGTTTAAATCTATTTAAATAAGTCGTCCCAGAAGCTCGAATCGATTCCGTCCAGACTTGGAAGTTCAGGTATGCTTTGTGAAGATTTAGCGCTCTCCGCAGGTTGTGGTTGAATCGGATTTGTATGTGGTATATTCTTGTGTGCGTATACAGTGGATCCTCCACTTTGTATATCTTGAAATAGAGGGGATTTGGAACTTCCCAGATAAAAACGGAATTCTCCGCCTGATACACAGTGATGTCTTCCCAAGTGCGTAAATCCATTACCATTTTTTTGGCAGCTAAGATGGAGGAATATGGAACAGCCGCAGTTCAGGTCGATGCGTCTACGACGGATAGCTCTTGTTTTAGCGATCTTGTGTTGTGCTTTGATAGAGGGGGCAGTCGAGGAAGATGAATTGGGCATTTTTTAGTGTCCACTCTCTTAGTGCTGCATTTTCAGCTTTGTCGAGAAACTCTTTATAGCTGGCCCCCTCTCCGGGATTGCAAAGCACTATTGATGGGATTCCACCTTTAATTTGAACCGGCTTTCCATATTTACAGTTGGACTGCCAGTCCCTTTGGGCCCCAATCAATTCTTTCCAGTGCTTTAGCTTTAAATAATGCGGAGCGACGTCATCAATGACGTTATACTTGACGTCATTTGAGAAAACCCTAGAATTGAAATCAAGGTGTCCACTCAAATAGTTATGTGGGCCTAAAGACCGAGCCCACATTGTTTTGCCCGTTCGAGAATCACCCTCAATTATTACACTAATAGGTCTATTACACACGTTATTTGATTCTTTTATTAAAAATGGCCGCGCAGCTGAACATTCATTAAAATAATGATCAGCCCAATCTTTTAACTCTTCTGGAACATTTGTAAACGAAGAAAGTTCATATGGGGGAACCCATGGCATTGGAGGTTTATGAAATAGGCGATCGACGTTAGCCGTTATGTTATGGTAACTCACTATAAACGTCTTTGGATCGCCAGCTTTTATAATGTCGAGAGCCTCTCCCGCACTTGCTGCATTGACGGCGTTGTGATAAACGTCGTCTTTATTGGACTTTGAACCCCCAGACACCTTATATTGCCCGAATTCACAATAATCACCTTCTTTGGTGATGTAATTCTTGACGGCATTGGTGTCTTTGGCAGCTTGAATATTAGGGTGAAATCGGGCAGACCTTCTTGGGTGAGTAATGTCGAAAAATCCAGCATCCTTGATGTTTGACTTGCCTGAAAGTTGAACGAGGCAGTGTAAGTGCGGGAACCCATCTGCGTGTTCCTCTCGTGCGACACGGATATATGTCGGTTTGACGACTGACCAGGATAGACCTTGCAGTATTTCAAGAACTTCATCTTTGGGAACATCGCACTTCGGATATGTTAGGAAAATATTTCTGGCAGATAAGCGGAACGATTTAGGGTTCTGTGGCATATTTTGTAAATATGAGCCGGGACACCAGGAGGAGCTCTCTCTAAAACCTATATTTGTGGTGTCCTGGTGTCCTATATATACTACAAGGCTTCTAGGAGGCTTCTAGGACACCAGGGGTAAATTCGGCCATCCGCAATAATATT